ACAAGAGAAGGTGATAGTTGGGCGATGATGGTTTTAGGCTTCCAGCGAGTCATGGACGATATTGGAGCTGCAAATGTTTACATCCTCGACATGATTATTGAGCCGATGACTCAAGACCAAGCGGTAAAGAATGTATTCCAAATGTATTCAAGAAACGGAAGAATCTCAAAGATTGGTGTCGAAAAGGTAGGGATAAGTACGATGGAAGTACATATATCGAATTACTTGCTATCAAAAGGGCGTGTAGTTACAGTTGAAAACGGAGGATTACACATACTTCAACCCGGTGGAAGGAAGAAAGAATCCAGAATCGAGGCGAATGTATCGTGGCCCCTCAATAACGGAAAAATATTCATATCTACTGGAATCCCCATCGCGTACCGCGAGAGATTAAAACTAGAGATGGAAAAATTCCCTTATTGGAAGAATGACGGCTTGGATGCCTTAGCTTATGGCTACGACATGGCAAAGCACTTTCGTTTCTCTAAAGTCAGACAAGAAGAAGAGAAGCGATCCAAGTGGGACGAAGAACAAGAATCCGGCCCTAGAGGCTGGATGTTAAATTAGGGAAAAATCAATGGCATTAAAGCTTAAAGAGTGGAACGAGAAAGACCCAAACGATAAGTCGTATAATATCGATGGCTCAAGATGCAAGCATTTAGCCTCTCAGACAAACACCGATAGGAGCGTAGAATGGGACGCTAACCTCAAAAGAGAGGATTATAAGAAGCTCGATGGTAATCCGTATACATTCTTCACGAGAACTCAGTGGAAGGGTTTTGGAAGAAATATTGATGTGATTCTTATCAAGGATGATGACGAAATTCATCTATACGAAATACTGTGAAAAAACTCTCAGAGACTTCGAAATACGGCGTAGGTAGAGCATCACACTATCATATCTACTACGCCAATGATGAAAGTGGGCAAGGCGCTATGAGTATCTCAGGCGCTCCTCCACATACTCACGGCCTGACATGGAGAGACCCAACACCGGAAGTTCCTCCAACTCCACCTAGTCCTCCAATGGCCCCAGAAGAAGCGATGCAAATGCTCCAACAGCAAGGGATTGACCCTCAAATGCTGCAAGGAGACCCTCAACAGATGCCTCCTGAGCTTCAACAGATACTCCAGCAAATTCAAGGCTCACCCGGTGACCCAGGTAGACCTGCTGACCCCGGTGGATGGACAGTAGAGCCCGGTGGCCCAGACATGCACACTCACGAACTTCTAGATGAGTACGAAGTTGAGTATCCAGATTCCAAGGAAGATGAGACTACTATTGTCCGAGAAGTTTTAGAGCTTTTTAGAACTGCTACTGAAATTGAAAACGAGAGCTTTAAGAAAGCACTTGAAGCTGAAGACTTCTATGTTGGGAAACAGTGGAAGGATTCAGAGAAGCAGACGCTAGAGAAGATGAATCGAGCGTGTCTCACTATTAACCTCATCGCTTCCAAGATTGATGAGATATCAGGTAATCAAAGACAAACAAGAACTGATATTCATTATGCTCCAGTAGAAGGCGGTGACCAAAGAGCCTGTGACTTATATAATCCAGTCGCAAAAATCATCACGCAAGCTTGTAATTACGATAGAGAAAAATCGAAAGTATTCCTAGACCAAGTTATTACGGGACGAGGCAACTTCAACTTATACGTTGATTTCTCAAAGAACCTTTTTGGAGATATTAAAATCGAGCGTATGCCGTGGAAGGCCGTTAGATACGGGCCACATGAGCAAGAAGACCTGTCCGATTGTGAGTACCTGCACAAATTCAGAAAATTCTCCAAAGCAAAGCTTGAGCAATTATATCCAAATAAAGTGGACGAGATTCGCCTAGACTTTGAAATGTTCAAACTAGATGGCGAACGTCATACGATGTATGCAGGAGATAACTACGCCAAGGGCGACGAGACTCGAACCAAGATTCTCCTTGGGGGAGAAGTGATGGTTGATTGCGCCAAAAAAGAATATACAGTCGTTGAGTGCTGGAGAAAAGTTTATCGTGACGCTACTGTTGCAGTTCAAGCCCAAGATGAGCACGTTCAGTCATTATATGGCTGGAACCCAAAAGACATTAAGCAAGTAGAAACAATTCCCGGCTTCCAGATTATCAAGAGAAGCGTTACGAAAATCAGAATTACAAAAGTTGCTGGAGGAGTCCTCTTATCCGATGAGAACCCTTCAGAGCTTCCCGTAGATGAATTTCACCTAGTTCCTGCTTACGCATCAAAGAGAGATTCCGAATGGTGGGGAAAAGTCGAAGCGGCAAAAGACCCACAGCGAGAGATTAATAAACGAAGAAGTCAGGCAATAGATTTCGTAAACAAGATGGGAGCTACTGGATGGGGGTATGATGATGGCACATTCCCCGATGAAGCAGAGGCTCAAAAGTTTAGAAGAAATTCAACGAGCCCCGGATTCGTGGTTAAGCTTCAAGATGCAAGTAGACCTCCTCATAAGTTTGAAGGAATCGAATTTCCAACAGCTCTTGTAAACTTAATGCAGCTTGATAAAGAAAACTTAGATGGTATTTTAAATATCTCTACTCGTGACCCCGGAGCAAATACCTCTGCTGCTGCGATACTACAAGCCCAAAAGATGAAGCTCATAGGAAACGAGTTTCTCTTTGATAACCTTTCATTTGCGGAAAGAAAGCTCGGTATTCTTCTTATTCACGCAATTCGTAAATACTATTCCCCTCAAAGAATCTACAGGATGGTAAGCCATGTAAGTAGAAAGCGTCCTGTAATGGTCGATGGGCAGCCATTTGAATCATTCTCCTACGATGAGATTATAGAAATTCTTGAAAATGCTGATGTCACAAATTTCGATATCGTAGTTTCTGAATCTGCGTACTCACCAACTGCTAGAATGGGAATCTTGATGGTGCTTCAAGAATGGGCAAAAGCTGGCGGCCCTGTTCCTCCGCAAATGCTTGTTGAATACTTCGATGCTCCTGAAGAAGTTAAACAGAAGATGATTGCAGATATTCAGGCACAACAAGAAGCTCAGAGCCAAGCAACGGCAGCACAGGGCGATTCTCAGATTGAGATGACTCTTGCAAAACAAGGTATCTATACTCCGCGAGTACAGGAAATGATAGGTCAAAGCCAAGGAGGGCAAGACCAAGGAGGGCAAATGCCAATGCCTCCACCAAGCGAAATGCCAGATATGGGCGGCATGGGAGAAGGCGCTCCTCCAGTAGAAACTCAATCGAATCCTGATATGCAGGAACTTAAAGACCAAGTAAAACAGATTGCTCTTATGCAGGAAGTTTCCATGAGACAAGCCCCTCAACAGTCTCCTGCTCCAATAGTCGTAAACGTCGATGCGAGAAGACCCGGAAAGAAAATAATCCATCGAGACCCAATGACAAATCAGATAATTGGCGCAGAGGATATCCCTGACCAAACAGAAGGATAGATTTGGACGACGAAGAGGCGTTAATACTATTTGAACTATTAGATGATTAATTTGCTAAGAATTATTCCTTACCCACATACTCCCAGATATGACAGACACAGTTGAAAGCTCAGAAGGTCAAACGACCGATGAGCAAGTGGATCAGACTGAAGAAGTTGAAATCACCAAAGCTGATGACGAAGACCTGAAGGCATTTCTTGATAGGGCTCGTTCCGGCGAATTTGATGAAGATACTTCCCCTGAGACCACAAAGAAAGTCCAAGAAGTAAAGGTAGATGACCAGCCCGAGGAGGAAGCGAAAGCTGCTCCTGTCGAAGAGGAAGAAAAGGTTACCCTTACACGCCGAGAACTAGAGGCTATGCAAGCTAAAGTTGCAGAGCAAGAGCGTTCAAGGCAGCAACAAGAACGGTTCATTAAGCAACGCAATTCAGAAGTAGGTGAACTGCGTAAGCAATTAAAGATGGCTAGAAGCCAACTTCAAGGCTCGCTAGATGACAAGTTCCACGAATCTCCCGGTCAAGCTCTTGAAGATGTAGAGAAGATTAAGGAGATCGATAAGGGCTTGCAGCAGCTAGACCATGAAGAAAAGCTCCTGAACCATGTGCATACTGCATTTGAAGTCGTTTCCAAGAATGTCGATTTGGAGAAAGTCGCGGTAGAAGATGTCGCGTCAGTCCTGCAAGACGATGGATTTACGGAAGCACAGATAAAAGGGTTTTTTGATAATCCTTACGCAGCAGCTCACGGGGAAACTCTAATCCAGCTATTTAAAAGAGCGCAGGAAAAATCTGCGGCTAAACAATGGAAGGATGCACTAGAGAAGATAGTTCCTTTTACGCGAAAGCTCATGAAGGAAGTAGAAGCAGGACGTGCGAAGCCAGAAAAATTACTTACCCAGGTCAATAATGCCCTTCGACAAGGGCCGCCAATTAGTGCCGCAAGCGGCAACGGCGGTTCAAGAAGAAGTATCGCAGATGTTGATGTCACCAAACTTTCCGATGCGGAACTCAAAGAACTGCAAAAACAGTTAAATTGATATTTCCTAAAGGAATTTAAAAATGTCTAAAACAGAAGTCGCCACAGGCGCTACACTTGCCAAGCAAGTATATGACGAAACTTTATTTAGGGACTCGGTTAAGGAGACCTTTTTCGGCGCTCAGATGATGAGCGGTAAAGGTGATAAGCCAGTCTATGTAAAATCAGACCTTGAGAAAGGTAAAGGCGAAACCCTAGTATTCGGACTCCGCATGAGAGCAACCGGAGCTGGTGTTACCGGAGATGCAACTCTTGAAGGAAACGAAGAGAAGTTAAACCTCTATAGCCTTACTTCTACTCTTCAGCAGTACAGACATGCTGTAAGGGACGAAGGTGCTCTTTCTCGTCAACGTCCAGCATTTGACCTTGAAGATGAAATGGTTCAAGCAATCAAAGACTGGGGAACTGAAAAACTCGACCAACTTTGTTTCGATGCTCTTGGCATTGGAAGTGGCGCTACAAGCGATCCAACGAAGGTATTTTACACTACCTCTGCTGGCCTTCTTGCTGGTTCTGCCGCCACTGCGAAAGCAGCTTTGACAGCAGCAGACTCAAAGATTTCTCCAGCTATGGTCATGGGCGTAAAAGCTTGGGCCAAGACTGGAGGGGGCAGAGCTTACGTTCCAATTCGCGGTGTTAAGATTGATAGCAAAGAGCTTTATCTCATTACTACTCATCCTGACTCGCTGTTCGATTTGAAGACCAACTCTACTTATCAGCAGTTCATACGAGATGCTGAAGTAAGAGGGCCAACAAACCCATTGTTTACTGGTGCTGTAGCCATCATCGATGGAACGGTTATCCATGAAAACGAGAAGTGTGCTGTAGCTACTGACGGTGGCGGCGCTTCTGTTCCTTGGGTTAAGGCATCATTTTTCGGTCAGCAAGCTCTTTGTTGGGGATGGGGCAAGCGTCCTAAACTCATCGAGAGAGATTTTGACTACGGTGATGAGCTTGGCAAGGCTTGGGCAGTTATCTGTTCAGCTAAGCGTTCTGCCTTCAACTCTCTGGATTACGGTTCAGTAGGATTGTGGATGGCTCGCTCAAATATTGCTGGCTTGTAATTTTGATTTAAAGGAGATTTGAAAAATGGCATCTACATTTACTGATGGCTCAAAAGTAGCCTCAACGGTTCAAGCGAGAGCTGGAGTCGATCTTACTGCTGTTTACGGAACTTATGAAGTAGCCGTTCAAGTAGTTGTTAATGACGTTTACCAGATGGTTAAGATTCCAAAGAACGCAACAGTTCTGGAAGTCATTAATGCGATGGACGATATGGATGGAGGCTCTGCTTCCGTACATGACGTAGGAGATGGAACAACTACTGGGCGTTTCATTAGTGGCTCAACTATCGCTCAAGGCGGTGGTGTTGTAAGGCTTGGGCAAGGCATCACTGGCGCAGCGGCGGCAGATTGTCTTAACTACACCTATACAGCAGAAGACACAATTGACATCAAGTTCACGACTGCTCCAGCTTCAACTGGAACGGGCACGATGAATCTTGCTGTTATCTACACAATGAACTCTTAAGTTCACATTCTGGGGGAGAGGGGCAACTCTCTCCCCTTTATAAGCCATGACTCAGTTCGATTATCAGGCTACTCGAAATGACATAATTTCACGGGCGTTAAGGCTCGTAGGCGCTATGTCATTAGGAGACCCACTATCTTCAGACATGATAAGCCTAGGCGCTCAAGCGCTGAACGAAATGGTATTATCTTGGCAGTCAGATAATATCTTTATATGGACGCTTGTTGAGATTGAAATCACACTAGCTCCTGCAACTGCAACTTATATCACTCCTACCGCTACTCCCATAATTGGCATTGAGTCGGCATTTTTAAGGCTATCAGATAGCGATATCCCTCTAGCAATTCTCTCAATGCGCCAATATGAAGAGGTATATAATAAAGGCGCTACGGGGCAACCTGATTCCATTCTCTATACTCCAACAGAGCCTCCAACTATTACCTGCTGGCCCGTTCCTGATACTGCCGGAACTATCGCTTGCCTTGCTATTACAAGGCAGCAGGATTTTGATTCATCAAGTGATACTGGTGGATTCCCTTCAAGGTGGAACGAGGCTCTTAGCTACAATCTAGCTGCGAGACTTTGTGACGAATTTCCTATTCCCTTAAATGAACGTGTTTACTTAGTCGCAAAAGCTGAAAAGTTCTTAGCTCGCGCTAGACTTGGTAACCGTGAAAAACCAACAGAAGATTTTGTAAAAGGAGCTTTCTAAATGCCAAAGGCTCAACAAGTAGAATTTCTATTAGCTGGAGTAAGGGATACTAACGGCTCTCCTTTGTCTGCCGGGCTCGTATACTCATATGATGCTGGAACTACAAATGACAGAGCCCTATATTCAGCCTCGGATAAAGGAACATCACACGCACAAGGCGTTGCCTTAGATGCTTACGGAAGACTTCAGGCATGGGCAGATGGAGCATATAAAATAGTTATTAAAACTGCGGCTGGAGTTACACTCTACACTTTCGACAATGTTGTATACGGATACGATGATGGAGAATTAAAATGGGGTGGAACATCGGGTGGAACAGGAAACGCTCAAACAGTTACTATTTCCTCGGTTACCGCACTCACAAGTGGTCTCAGAGTCATTTTCATCGCAGGAGCATCGAACTCTGGTGCGACTACATTAAACGTATCTGGGCTTGGTGCTGTCGCAATAAAAAGACTTGATGGTACAACGGCACTTTCAACAAATGATATTCTATCTGGCGATATTGTAGATGTAATCTATGACACTGGTGCCGGGGGTAGGTTTAGAATGTTAAACCCTGCGCCTAATCGCACAGCTTTCTATGGTGGCGCATCTGGCGGCTCTGCTAATGCTCAGACGATAACAGTCTCCCCTTCTATCTCTGGCGTATCAACAGGGATGACTTTTGATTTCTATGCAGGGTTTAATAACACGGGCTCTACAACATTGAATGTGAATGGGACTGGCGCAGTAACAATCTATAAAGATAACCTAAAAGCCCTTGAGTCTGATGACCTTATTGCAGGATTGATGTATCGAGTAATTTATTATTCTGCATCTTATTTTCTAGTTGGGAGAACTGATGATAGGCGCATGTCTGGAACCGGGACTGCCGTGACTATCGCAAGCTCCTCTGGCGAGACATCTCTATATCTTGTTCGCATCCCTGCAGATACGCTTGGACTTACTCGCGCACTTCGCTTTACTTGCCTAGTCAAAACGTCAAATACAAGTGGAAGCGCACTCTCCGCTACGTTTAGATTAAAATATGGAAGCACGACTCAAGTAACCGATACCGCGACTTACTCAGCGATAGCATCAGGCTCCTCTCCTCAATACACAAAATTTGAATGTATCATCCAAGCTGGCGGCGCTACAAATGCACAAAGAATACTATACCACGCCTTGAACAATTTTGCTGCGGTAGGCGTTCCTGCTACGGCTGCTGGGTTCGCATGTTACCAAGACGGAACTATCGACATGACCGCCTTTCAGGATTTGGAATTTACGGCGCAACTAAATGTAGTGAGCGCCAATGCAACTTGTGTAATGAAGAGTGCTTTCGTTGAGTTTATATAATGCCAACAGTCAAAGTACCACTTTTTGACACTGTTTTCACAAACACTCAAGGCGTAGTTCTTAACGATAAACTTTCCTCTTTGATTAACGGATACGTTGATGTTCTTGGCGGCTATCATAAGTTTCCCGGTACTTCCTCTCTCTATGATTTCGGCTTAGGCGCTGGAGTCTCTGTAGATGGCGCATACTGGTGGCAGCAAAGACAACTCATAATTCTTGTTATAGCTGGACGAGTGTTCAAAATGACATATGTGGGAGCTGTCGCAACGGTTACTGAGATTACCGGGGCAACACTCTCGACCGGAACCCCTGTAATATTTGCAACTGATGGCACCTATCTTGTCATGGCAAATGGGGCAAGGCTTGTTTATACAGATGGAGCGACTCTTAATTACTTTGCAGACCCAGATGTTCCATTAACCCTAGCACACGTTTCTTATCTTGATGGCTATATCTTAGCTTCTGCCGTAGGCAATAAATTCTACTGGTCAAACGTAAACGACACGACTGTATGGAGCGCATTAAACTTCGCTTCTGCGACATCGAGCCCAGACGATATTATTGCTAACCACGTCTTTAACCGTGAGGTGTATCTATTTGGGCCTCTTACTATAGAGATATGGGAGAATGACGGCAGAACCCCATTTGCAAGAGTACCTGGGGGAGCTTTGGAGATTGGATGCATCGCACCATATTCCATCATCAAGAAAGATGAGGGATTCTATTTCCTAGACAATAAGCGCCGATTTGTTTTCCTAAATGGCAGGAGCCCTTCATTCATAGATTGCCCATACCAGAAAGAGATACAAGGGCTGGCGACAGTTTCAGACTGCATAGGATTATCAATAGAGGAAGCTGGACAATCGTTTCTAAAGTTTATCTTTCCTGCTGCAAATAGGACGTTTTACTACAACGCAAAAACAGAGAAGTGGGGAGAGACTGGAAAGTGGAACTCTACTGACTCCAACTATCAAAGATGGATAGGGAACTGCTACTGCTACTGCGATACATGGAATCTGCATGTGCTAGGAGGGTTTGGGACTTCCAAGGTTTATCAATTGTCTCAAGGCTTCTACACAGAAGACGGCGATATCTTAAGAGATGCAAGGCGCTCAGGAGACATTGATTATGGTACCTCAAAAGAGAAGCGCTCAAATGAGCTTCGCATAAGGCTTAAACGTGGGGACGGCGCTACCACAACACCAGTCATAATGTTTAGATACCGTACCAACGGACGGTACTGGTCTAACGAAAGGCAGATATCCCTTGGCGATTCAGGCGAATACGACATATTCAAGCGTCCACCATGTAGGGGGATTTTTAGAAGTAGACAGTACGAAATCACATCAACTGATGGCGTGGAGATAGTTCAGGCCGATGCTGAAGAGGATATTGATATTCTAAGATGAAAAGCGCACCTCCAAGAGAATTTGTTTCTGAAAGAGACAGGAAATGGAAGGAATCTCTCGTCCAAGACCCTCCTAATGGGAGAGTAACTCTCGTTGCAGGTCAAGCAACAGTCTATGACTCAAGGGTAAGGGACGATACGAACATCTTTATAACCAGACAATCACCCGGCGGTACGATTGATTGGCTAACAATATCAGCAAGAACATCAGGAGTATCTTTTAACATAAGTTCCAACTCTGCTCTCGATACCTCTGTTGTTGCTTGGATGATGCTTGGGGCTGCGAACTGATTATTTGCTAAGAAATATTTTTATACACATACTTTTCACAGAATCATATGGCAAAGAAAATTTTCACCTTAATCCTCTTCTTCCTTTTCCTTCAGGCAGCAGAGGCTCAGACTCGCTATATTCGAAACGATACTCCGACTACTCGGTACGGCAATAATTTACAAGTTGGGCCTGAAGCGAGTGTTGACCAATACGGAAGAATTCAAACGGTAATCACCGGCGGCTCCGGTGGAGGCACCGCCTCCGTGATTCCGGTGTCTAATGCTACGAGCTTGAATGGGTTTGCAAATGGGCCTGTTCAGTGGATTGATACAGGAAGCTTAACAGCTACAGGGGGAACTACTACTGTAATCACCACAGCAAGCACTAGCACGTTGAGAGTTGGTGATATTGTATCGGGTAAAACTGGAACCGCAGCAAATCTAAATGTATGGGCTCCTGTAACAGCCATAGTTGCTAATACTTCTTTCACGATAGCGAATGCCCTTCCATCAGCCCCAGCTAATGCAGATACATTTGAGTTTTTTAGGCCAGTACCTCTTGTTAGCGCTGTAGGTGTAGGTGGAACTTTCAGAAGTGCGCCTTTCGTACAAATCGATCAGAACTATCAAAACTCCACGACTCTAGGCCTCCTCAAACTCGAAGACGCAGCCAGCGCAAGCGGTGATGCGGGGGTTGCAACTCTTGGCATAATTTCGGCTGCTAATCCGACAACTCAATCCGTCACTACAGGCGATTATGTAATGCCATTAATGGGTCAGTACGGGAATAGCTACACAACTTTAATGTTAGATCCAAACCTTGGCACTGCTTACTCGGTAATAATACCAGAGGATCAAGGCTTCCCTGCTGCTGGCCCTCTCATGATGTCCGGCGGCGTGAATAACAGGTCATTCGCTGCTTTTAACTCAACAAACGGTGATGCTACTCCTTTTGCTGTCGGTG